GGTTCATGTTTCATATAAAAATCCTGAAGAAAATCGTAAGAGTGTATTAACTGCCATGAAAGAAAATGGCAAAACAGTTTATAAACAAGGTTTAATTGCGTAAAGATGGATATACTGGTAGCAATTGCTCTTTCGGGTATATTGCTATCAGTGATTTTTTGTTGGCTACTTATTATTGTGGCCATAGTTAAAAAAATATTAGAGAAATACCATTAGTGATTAATCATGATTTTCTCTATTGCTTTTAGCTGTAGTTTAGGATAAAATACCATTATCAAATAAGAAATTGTTTGATGTGATCTCAAGGTGAACTTTTGTTGAAAAACATCTTCACTGAACTGATTAGAAAAAATCTAATCATAAGGAGAAACATTATGTGGACTAAACCAGCTGCAACAGAAATGCGTTTCGGTTTTGAAGTAACGATGTATGTATGCAACAAGTAATTGTTGACTAGATACAACTTCAAACAGCATTAACTGTTTAAAAGACAATAGAGGGAACTTCGGTTCCCTTTATTTTTGGGAGTAACATATGAAACAAAGTAACATACTTTTCTGGCACCACAAATTAGGATGCACTTGCCCAATTTGTTCAACAAAATAAGTTGCATATTATATTATGACTAATAGACCAAAAGATAAAATTATTGGTTTCACCTGTTCAACATTTGACCTGTTACACGCTGGTCATATTCTCATGTTAGCTGAATGTAAACAAAGTTGTGATTACCTAATCGTAGGTTTACAAACTAATCCAGCAATAGATCGACCAGACACAAAAAATAGACCTGTTCAATCCGTAGTTGAGAGATATGTTCAATTATCAGCTGTCAAATATGTTGATGAAATTATTGTTTATGAAACCGAAAAAGATTTAGAAGACCTGTTGATGTTTTTGCCAATCAATATACGAATTATTGGCGAAGAATATAAAGATAAAGAGTTTACGGGAAAAGAAATATGTGTTGATAGAAATATTGATGTTGTATTTAATTCTCGCTCACATAGATTCAGTTCAACAGAATTACGCCAAAGAACGGCACAATATGAAACAAACAAAAAATGAACCAAGATATATTAGAAATATTACAATTAGCTTATAACAAAAATTGGATTACTGCAAGAGATGGAAACATTTCATATAGGTCTGATGATAAAAACCAATACTTAATCACACCAAGTGGATTAAGAAAACAAGAATTAAAAGAAAATCAATTAGTTAAAATTAAAATTACAGATGATGGTTGGGAACAAATGACCAATCAGAATTTAAAACCAAGTGGTGAAATTGAATTACACCACGGACTATTAAGAAATTACATGGGTGAACGATGTGTAGTTCATTTACACCCAACATATACAGTAGCTGCACTTTATGCTGGAATTGATATATCAAAATTAGTATTAGAATTTCCAGAATTATCAAGGTATACAAGAGTAGCGCCTAGTGTTGAAGAAGTTGAACCTATCAGCCAAGAATTAGCTGATCGGTGTATAGAAAACTTAAACATCAACGAAGATGGTGAATGTGAATTTGATATAGTGGCCATTGATAGACATGGAGTTGTAGCATTAGATGAAACACCATGGAAAGCCTTCGAGCATATTGAGCGTTTAGAACATATTTGTAAAATTGTTTTATCCGCTAAATAATTGCCTCATCAATATTCATAATTTGATATAATATTATTTTATTTGGAGACAGTTATGTCGGTACAATTACTCACATTTAAATCACAACAAACAATTATTGGCGATGTCGTTGAAGACGGTGATTTTTATAAAATTAAAAAGCCAACACAAGTTTATATTCAACCCTCACAAGAAAATCCAAGTCGAACAATGATGGGTTTTGCCCCATATCTGGAGTTTTGTGAAGAATATCTAACAGGCATTAAAATACCAAAAGAACAAATTCTTACAGTAACAACACCAGTTAAAGATTTAATGAATCAATATAACAAAGTGTTTGGATCAGGCATAGAACTGCCAACTAAAGAGGACATTGCCGCTATTAAGAGATCAGTCTGATATAATAGCTGAATGTCGAGAAACTATTATACAAATGTAATTCTTTATGGTAACAATATTCTTTATCGAGGGGTGAAGAATGGAGTTCGTCATAGAGAAAAAATCAATTACAATCCTACCTTATTTGTTCCATCAAATAAACAAACTGAATGGAAATCATTAAACAACGAACCACTAGAACCAATGCAATTTGGTTCTATTCGTGAGGCTAGAGATTTTCTTAAAAAATATAAAGATGTAAATAACTTCAAAATCTACGGCAACGATAGATTTGAGTATCCATTTATTACAGAAAACAATCCTGAAGAGATCATTGATTGGAATTATAATGATATCTGTATTGCAAACATTGATATTGAGGTTGGTTCTGAAAATGGTTTTCCTGAACCAAAGACTGCATCTGAACCTATCACAGCGATAGCCATCAAATTCTCAAATAAACCAACATATTATGTGTTTGGTGTCGGTGAATACAAAAAACACCGTGATGATGTTGAATATTTCAAATGTGATGATGAATATTCTTTAATTAAAATGTTCATGCAATTATGGACAACAAACTATCCAGATGCAATTACTGGTTGGAATGTTTATGGTTTTGATATTCCATATATCATCAATCGATTTGAAAGAGTTGCTGGTCAAGATGTAATGAGAAAACTCTCACCATGGAATATTGTATCTACACGAGAAGAAACTTTTTATGGTCGTTCTATGGTGATGGGCAACATTGCAGGTGTTGCTACACTTGATTATATGAGATTGTTTAGAAGATTCTCACCTAATCGTTCACAAGAAAACTATCGACTAGACACCATCGCTCAAGCAGAAGGCGTTGGTCAAAAGATAGCTTATGATGATTATGATGGTTTGTTTGACTTATACAAAAAGAACTATCAATTGTTTATTGAGTATAACATACGAGATGTTGAACTTGTTGAAAAGTTAAATCAAAAAGGTCGTTTATTAGAAATGGCACTTACGATTGCTTATGATGCTAAAGTTAATTATGATGATATCTTTACTCAAGTAAGAATGTGGGACGCTATTACTCATGGTTATTTGTATCATAAAAAGATTGCGATTCCACCAAGAACGGGAAATCGAAAGAGTTCGGCTTATGAAGGTGCATATGTCAAAGACCCTCAAATTGGAATGTTTAATTGGGTTGCATCGTTTGATTTGAATTCACTTTATCCTCATTTGATGATGCAATATAACATATCACCAGATACAATTGTTGAACCTGAAAAATACACACAAGAAATGCGTGAAGTCATCAGCAAAGGTGTCAACATCGATAAGTTATTAAACAATGAAATCGACCTATCAAAAACTAAAAATGTAGTGTTGACACCTAATGGACAATTCTTTAGAAAAGATAAACAAGGTTTCTTACCTGAGTTGCTTGAAAGAATGTATAATGATAGAACAAAATACAAAACAAAGATGTTAGAAGCAAAACAGAAATATGAAGATGCTACAACACCTGAAGAAAGAGCTGATTATGGCGCTCTTGTTTCTCGTTATGCTAACTTACAATTAACTAAAAAAGAATGTTTGAACTCAGCATATGGTGCTCTCGGTTCAGAATATTTTAGATTCTTTGATGTAAGACAAGCAGAAGGCATTACAATGGCTGGTCAGTTATCAATTCGTTGGATCGAAAAGAAACTAAACCAGTATTTAAATACAATATTAAAAACTGAAGGAGTTGATTATGTTTTGGCATCAGATACGGATTCGGTGTATCTTAACCTTGAACGGTTTATATCTAAAGTATACGAGGGCAAAAATATTGATAGTCAAAAAGCCATCGAGATCATGGATAGATTCTGTGAAGATAAAATACAACCATTTATTGATCGAAGTTATTCGGAACTTGCACAATATGTTAATGCGTATTCACAAAAAATGACAATGAAACGAGAAGTATTGGCTGACAAAGCAATTTGGACAGCAAAGAAACGATACATTCTCAATGTTTATAATTCAGAAGGTGTTCAGTTTACCGAACCTCACATGAAGATTCAAGGTCTTGAAGCAATTAAATCATCAACACCAGCTGCCTGCCGTGAAAAAATTAAAGAAGCACTAAATATTCTTTTGTCTGGTAAAGAAAGTGAATTACAAGATTACATTCAAAAGTTTAAAGAAGAATTTAAACTACTGCCAGTTGAAGATATATCTTTTCCAAGATCAATGAATGGTCTAAAAGATTATTCAAGTAGTAAAACAATTTGGTCGAAAGGCACACCAATTCATGTCAGAGGTGCATTAGTCTTTAATCATATGATTGATCAGATGAAATTGGATAAACGATATCAAAAAATCAATGATGGCGAAAAGATTAAATTTATATACTTAAAACAACCAAACATATTTAAAACAGATGTTATATCTTTTGCGTATAATGTACCAAAAGAATTTAAAATTGAAGAATGTATTGATTATGAATTACAGTTTGAAAAATCATTTGTTGACCCATTAAAAATCATTTTAGATTGTGTCGGGTGGCAAATTGAAAAAGTAAATTCATTAGAGGACTTCTTTGGATGACAAACTATCTAATACCTTTTATTACTGCAATAGCCTTATCGTCTATTGCAGCCTTTTATTCAGTAATTGGTTTAGCACAAATATTTCCAGGTTCATATTGGCCAATCGTTATCATGGGTTCAGTATTAGAGGTTGCTAAATTAGTAACTGCATCTTGGTTATATAACAACTGGCGTGATACGCAATTCCTAATGAAAACTTATTTTTTAGTAGCCATTGTTCTTCTTATGTTAATAACATCAATGGGCATCTTTGGATTCTTATCCAAAGCACATATTGACACGA